AATATTATACATAAAGATACGTTAAGTAAAAGGCATAATGAGTATCAATCTAAATTATTAAAATGGAAACAACAAATTCAAGATTTGTATAATGAACAAAAACAAGATACACCGGAATATATGATTGCGTGGGATAGTAACCTATATTATTCTGATAAATTACGTACCATTAAACGTGAATTAATAATTTTAAATGATGAAACAAAAGAAATAGAATATTATGAAAAGACCGGTACAATATTATTCAATTATTATGAATTAATTACAAAACAAGAATCAATAATAAATCAAGGAGCCCAACAAGCAACCTCAGGAACAGTCGCATTACCTTCCGTTAAACATCGTAAAAAACAATTACCGACAAATCAAAAAAATATTTTAGATGCCTTTCATATTTATAATAATCAACCAAATATTGAAACCGAATTATCTTGTCAAACTGTATTAGAAACACCAGAATGCCCTCATAAAGACAAGATGAGTTTAGTAAATGATTATCTTTTAGCGATTGATTGTGATCATGTAAAACATATTAACGATACTATAATAAATGATTGTGCCAGTTGTAAAATACCATTAAATTGTATGATTCAGGAAGGCATTATGATATGTCCAATGTGTGGATATCAAGAATTATTATTGGTTGAACAAAATCGCCCCATTTATCGTCAATCAAATAAAGAGGCGTCTCATTGTACGTATAAAAGAATCAATCATTTCAATGAATGGATCAGTCAAATTCAAGGAAAAGAAAGTACGGATATTCCTGAAGAAATTTTCGAAAAGATAGTGAATGAAATTAAGAAAGAAAAGATTAAAGACCTTTCGAAACTGTCGTATAATAAAATGCGAGAAATTCTAAAAAAATTACACAGTAATAAATATTATGAACATATATATTATATTATTTATCGATTAAACGGCATTCCAGCGCCAAATTTTTCACCAGAATTAGAAGAAAAACTGCGAAATATGTTTAAAGAGATCCAGGTTCCCTTTTTAAAATATTGTCCGCCAAATCGTAAAAACTTTTTATCATATAGTTATGTATTATATAAATTTTGTCAATTACTTGAAAAAGATGAATATTTAAAATATTTTTCGCTTCTAAAGAGTCGTGAAAAGCTTCATGTTCAAGATCAGATTTGGAAAAATATATGTGATGATGTTTATTGGGAATTTATTCAATCAATTTAATAAGTTTATATTATTGATAGAGTAAGTAAATAAATAACAAATAGAATATTACAGATAGTACAAATAAAAAGAATATTATTAAAAATTAATAATTATTTAAGGGAATCCGACAAGTTTGAAGCCAAGACCTAAACCAGCACCTTGACGAGTGGAAGCGCTGATGGAGGGGGCAACAAGATCTAGGATAGAGAACATAGCCGCAGCGGTTAAACCGAGGAGGATGATTTTATCCATGGATAGGGGTTTATCGGGTAGGATGGCGGCAACAATACCTACAACTAAACCTTCAATAAGGTATTTAACGATGCGAGTGAACATTTCTTGATAATCGAAAGTATATTCCATGAGATTCTTTTATATTTTAAGAAAAGAAAAAATTTATTTAAACAGAGTTTTTATAATAAACATTATATGACTCAACAAACTGTATCAACCAAAGAAGTTGATTACCTCGACGAAGACAAAGCCATTCGCGGACAAAACTATGTATGTTTATCTTTCCTTTCCCCTGAAGAAATTCTAAAGGAAAAAGAGGTTTACTATTTTGAAAAATACCTAGCTAATTTTTCGAGAGATCTAGATCAATTACTTCAAGGTATTGCTGAAAAATACAAGGATGAAAGTGACGCCGTTAAAATCATCCGTGAAAACAACAACCATCTGTTCAAAGGTGATGAACTCCAAGAACATTACCGTTTCTTCAAACGCACAAATGAAGAATCCATTGAACGTGAATTCCTTGAAAAGAATGATTTTAGAACTTCAGTAAGAGGTATCAAAGTGCGTGGTGTTTTTGAAACACTAAAAGAGGCACAAGTTCGCGCAGAGCTTCTTCGCCGTATGGGAGACACTAAGTTTGATATTTTCGTAGGACAAGTCGGTGTATGGTGCCCTTGGTCTCCCAATCCCGAAGACATTCAAGAACAAGAGTATGCTGAAACTCAACTAAACACCCTCATGAAACAATACAAGAACAACATGACACAAAAAGATGAATTTTATGAATTGCGCAAACAAGAAAAGATGGCAGATGCTCAAAAGAAATTACAAGAAAGTCTCGCTAAAAAAGATCCCCTAACTGAACGTAAAGAAGCGGAAGCCGCGGCCGCAGCAACTGAGATTGACCCTCCTGTAAACCCAACCATTGAAGAAATGGACACTGACCCAGTTAAACCTGAATAAAAAACGTATAGTCTCATAGTAGATAATACATAATGAAAGCAGTGGCGGTATTTTTATTATTTATAGGAATGTTTTTGGTTGTTCAAGGATATTACCAACAGTCATCTAAATGTCCTACACCAACCGTTGAAGTAAAATATATACCTCGCAGCTTATATGATGAACAATTAAGCGATGAAAAGAAATTACAGGTACACTTTAAGAGTTTATTCGAAGAGGTTACCCCTTGGATTTTAACACGTCAATAATAATTATAAAAAGAGTCGTTTATTTTTTTAAGATAAAATAAGATTTTGTATTGTATAAGAAGAATGCTAAACGGATTTTATTTAGATTTTATATCACATGTTCAAACAAACAAGGTACCATTAGATGTTGTTTCTAAAAAATATGAAATATGGAAAGAAGATCAAATGCAAAAAACAAGAGAAATAAATGATCGCATAACAAATTATAATTCAACAATTTTACAAGCACAAACCGATTATGATACATATTATAAGCAAGAATATTTAGATAAAATTAAAGAATTTAAATCACATTTTAAGAAAAGTTCCATATCTAAAAGACAGGCAGCTTTGGATGAATGGATTAATTACCATAATGAAAAAATAGTAGAATTTGATCAAATGGAAAAACCAACAATTTATACATCTAAGTACAAAGAATATTCTATCCAATAAAGTTAGAATCAATCATGGCTAAATTTGTATTTCATTGGGGTGCTTTTATTGTAGCGTTAGCTATTGGTATGTTATTCGTATATGTTCGCATTCCTACACCAAAAATTGTAATTAAATACCCTAACCCAGAAAATGCCGGTAAAGTCGTTTATAAAGATGAGGCAGATAACTGTTATACTTATAACGCATCTAAAACAGAATGTCCCGCAAAAGAATCAGACAAAGAAGCTCAACCTGTATCTATTTAAAATATCATAAAGATATAGAGAATTCGATTCACAATGGGCTTATTACCAAATGTTACAACACTTACAGATCGTTTATTTTATCAACCAGCGGGTCAAATGTTTGTATCTGCATTATTTGGTGTAGCATTAGCTTTAACATTTCAAAAAGTATGTAAAGATCGTAAATGTATTATGATTCAAGCTCCAGATATTAATCAAATGACATCTAAAGTGTATGATTTCCAAGGCGAATGTTATCGTTATAAAACAAAATCGGTGAAATGCCCAACAGATAATACACCTATTATTTCTTAAATTAAGCGTTTAAAATCATTTTATTTTTATATCGTACGTAAATAACGACAAATGTCTAGCACACCTATTTCAAAACTACCTATCAATAACCCGAATTTACAAATTACTGGAGATTCTCAAGAAGATGATCCAGAAGTTCAAGCAGTGCTTCAGGAAGTAAACGAACAACAACAACATCATCAAGCACAGCCTGTATATCGTCCAGCTCCCCCTGCTTATCGTCAACCTCAAGCTCCAGTAAATTATAAAGCACCAGCTCATATTGAATCAATGGAACAATCTCAATGGTTAAATTCTGAATTAGCGAAGAAAGCTATCATTGCTGCTATAATTGCTGGAATTATGTTTTATCCAAAAACATTGACATTACTTTATGAAAAGGTGCCTATGATATCAAAATTTGAATCGTATGATTTATTTATTCGTATTGCCTTATTAGCTGTTGTTTTGTATGTTTTAATGTGGAAGTTGAACTTATAATTTCTTTCTAGATATATAAGAGAATGTTCCGTGAATCATTTGTAGATGAAACAACTTCTAAAAGTGTTGTTAGTAAAACATTTATTACAGTATCCATTGTAATTTTAGCTATGATATTTACTTTATTATTTATCTGGAGTTATCAAAAAAGTTATAAATTATTTATAATGATTTTCTCAATTATTATATTTATTTTCGCATTATTAACTGTAATCTTTGTTACGCTAACACGTTCTAAATTAAGTGAATTACAATTTCGCATATATTTAAGTGTAACTGTATTTATGACATTAATGTCCCTTATTATGATAATATTTTTCACTATATTAGCAGTGGGACATTTAAAAAAAATAAATGAATTGACACCCCAAGCAACAGCATCATATTCTGCTCCCCAATATCAACAACAATATGCCCCGGCTCCTCAAATGGATATGTACAATCAACAAACTCCTTACGGATCTCCTGTTAGACAATCACTTCTTTAATATATAATAAATAATAATTAATAATTAATATATTAAAGATTTTCAGTGATTTCAT